AAAAATAAAAAAATAGAGGATGATTTGATGGATGGGTCCATTTGCGGCAAACCTGCAAAATTTATTAAAAAAAACAAATGCTACTGTTTAAAACATGCCAAAAAAACGGATTTTTTAATTCCTACGAATGAATTGAAATCTTCTTTTATTAATAAACAAAAAATTCAAAAACTTTTTGAAATGGCAGATAAATATCATTTGAAATACGATAATAAAACGAAAAAAACAGATTTAATTCATTTATTAAATGATTACGTAGAAAATATTTGTTTAGAAACAATTCATTCGGTGAATGCTTCGAAAGTAGACATTATTACCATTGGACAAAATATTCAAAGCAAATTAGATGATTTTTTTTATAAGAATGAGATTTTAGAACCATTTATTATCGATCATGTCATTATTGAAAATCAAATTAGTCCAATTGCGAACCGTATGAAAACAATTCAAGGAATGATCTCTCAATATTTTATCATGAAAGGAAATGTCAACGATATTGACTTTATTTCTTCTGCCAATAAATTAAAGGTTACAATCCAAGACAACAACCAAAAGGACAACAACCAAAAAGACAAAGACAAAGAAAAAAAATCACAAGGAGAGAAAATGGATTATAAAGATCGAAAAAAGGCAGGGATCGAAAAATGCATCGAAATATTAAATCAAAATTCCTTTTTTCAAGAAAATCTTGAACATTTTCAAAAACATAAAAAAAAAGATGATTTAGCCGATTGTTTTTTGCAAGGGTATTGGTATATTTCAGAAAAACTAAATTCTTCCTTTTTTGGAAAGTAAATGTCTTCCGTTTCCATTGATAAGAATAAGAATATATTATATTTTTTTTTAGACGGAATATATTAAAACGAATGGGTGGAAAACATTCGAAACCTAAAAATCCTTTTGTTAGTGCTTATAATGCAACTAAAAAAGCAGCAGAAGACGCAGCAAATAGAGCTAAAAAAGCAGCAGAAGACGCAGCAAATAGAGCTAAAAAAGAAGCAGAAGCCGCAGAAAGAGCGGCTCAAAAATTAATTCAAGATAAGTTGAATGCAGAAGCAGAAATAAAAAATATCATCAATAGTGAAATAGATGCGATTAAAAATGATATACAAAACACATTAATGGGTCAAATTGATACAATGAAAACAGGCATCCAAGATAATTTAGAAAATGAAATAAATAATATGACCTCCGAAGTAACCAACGAGATTAATACTACATTGATAAGTAAATTTACGTCTTTTTTTACTCGACTCGGGGATATTTTTCAAAATGCCATCATTCAACCTATCTTGGCTTTTTTTATGGGAATAGCTGATATTTTTGTTCAATTATTTAATATCCTAAAAATGATCGCAGATAAAATTGGATCACTTCCAAGTTGTATTCCTTTTTATATATTTGATACAATCACTTCTTTTATTATAAGCACTATTAAAAAGATATTACCTACTTTTATTTTTAATTTTTTTAATAATTTATATAATTTGACTTTAGGAGTGATTGTGATTTGGATTTTGGATTTTATTGGATGGACGGATGCAGATCGACGGTGTTATGCTTTTAATACTGATTCCGAAATTTCAAAAATGAAGGATGATACAGAAAATATAGGAAATTCTTTTACGTCGGGATTTGGAGATATCAATTTTAGTGATATACAATTTTAGAGTAAAAATAATAATTATTATAAATAAAAATAATAATTATTATAAATAAAAATAATAATTATTATAAATAAAAATAATAATTATTATAAATAAATATAATAACTAGTATTAAAAATGTCACTTGGTTCTTTAGATATAAAAGGTATCGTAGATAAAGAATTGAATAGTATAACCAATGATTTAAAAAAAGGTATAACAAGTCAAATAAAAAATGTTACCAATGATTTAAAGGGCAGCATAACAAGTCAAATTATGGGTACCATTACTCAAATAGAAAATACATTAACTGATTTAATTACAGGTAAATTTGTATCGGTTTTAGCTCAAATTGGCGATATTTTAAAAAATGCAATTGTAAACCCTATTTTAGCACTTTTCACAGGGATAGGTGATATTTTTCTTCAGATATTCAATATTATAAAAACAATTGCAAATAAAATTGGTTCTCTCCCGTCTTGCATGCCTTTTTATATGATTGATTCATTCATTTCTTTTATTATAAGCGTGATTAAATACATTGTACCTGGTTTCATTTTTGATTTTTTTACGAATTTATATAACTGGACATTTGGAATTATCGTAAATTGGGTTTTGGATTTTATTGGTTGGACAGCAGCGGATCAACGCTGTTATGCATTTAATGTAAATGATGAAATTTCACAAATGAACCAAGATACCCAAGATATAGGGAATACTTTTACCTCAAGTTTTGGAAAATTAAACTTTAGTAGCATCACTATTTAAACCGATGAAGATTTAAAATAGGAGATGCCTCTTTTTTCAAAGATCAAAAATATCTAATTACAATTTATAATTTATAAATTATTAATTATAAATTCGTAGTACTTAAAAATAATTCTTCTAATGAAGATAGTAAGTATTCACAAATGTCAGATATGATTGAACTTTCTAGTTTAGATTTTAATGATAATATTGATTTTAATGAAAGAGAACCAAGTAGTTTAAGATCAACAAATTTTGGGGGTGGTATTGAACTTTTAATGAACGATAAAGTGAAAGAAGGTTCTGGAAGAGGAAATAATGATATTAATATTGATGATTTGAATAATTTAGAAGAAGAATTAAACAATTTAGCCGAAGAAACTGATACGTTTTCTTATCATACAAAAACGGATTTTTTTTCACCAGGATCAAGTGATACAGAAAGACATTCTGTACGATTTGATAATGGTTCAAATGATGGAAAAGGGATTTCTTTAGGAAAGTCGACTGCAGAAACAAGTACCGACTCAAAAACATGGGATGGTTATGGAAAATTCAATAATATTCCGTTGAACCCAGACAAAGGGGTCAATAGTCAACCGAAATTGTCCAAAGAAGAATTATTGAGAGAGAAATTCAAATTTTTAAGAAAATTGGAGGCTTTAGAAAAAAAAGGAGTTGAACTTTCCAAGAAATATTCGATGGATTCGCCTTTAGAAGAAATGCAAGGAGAATATGAAACAATTATGGATGAAAAGGTAAAACAGAATTCCATGAAATTTCAAGGAAATATGATGATGGCAGTTATTAATGGTATTGAATTTTTAAATAATCGTTTTGATCCATTTGATATTAAACTTGATGGATGGAGTGAACAAATTAATGAAAATATTACAGACTATGATGATATTTTTGGGGAATTGTATGAAAAATATAAATCTCGTGCTTCTTTAGCTCCCGAATTAAAATTAATGTTTCAATTAGGAGGAAGTGCGATGATGGTTCATATGACCAATACGATGTTTAAATCTGCGATGCCTGGAATGGATGATATTCTGCGTCAAAATCCAGATTTAATGCGTTCTTTTCAAAATGCCGCGGTGAATTCGATGGCTCAAACAAATCCAGGGTTTTCTGGATTTATGTCAGGAGTAATGAACCCAGAGCCAGAAGTTCCTTATGGACGTGGACCACCTCCCCCAATGTCAACGCAAGGTCCAAACTCGGTTCCCGTTCCAAACGGACGTCCAGGAAATAATAATTATGCATCAAGACCCGATTTAAATGCATCTCGTTCAGGAATGGGAAATAGTATTTATGTAGATGATGGAATTAATATTCGAGAGAATTATGCGAGTGGTCCAAGTTTTAATGAACCTGTTCAACCACCACAAAGATCGAAACGTCTGAATGCTTCCGGATCTCGACCAGAAATGAAGGGTCCGAGTGATATAACCGATATTTTATCTGGATTGAAAACAAAGACCATTAATATTCAGGAACCTCAATCACAATCTCAGACGAATTCTTTACCTAGTCCCAATTTTTCGAATGAAAAAAGTGTGAATTTGGGTCGACCCTCATTTGAACCCTCATTTGAAATACCAAGTATAAATATGAATGATAGTAGTACAATTAGTATTAGTGATTTAAAAGAACTTCAATCTTCTGGTAATATACCCAAGCGTACGAATAAACGTAAACAGAAATCCGATCGAAATACTATTAGTTTAGATATCTAAGTTTTAATGTAAATAATGTATGACTGTATAAATTTATGACTGTATAAATTTATGATCCTAAAAATAATAATGATATAAATTATTATTTTTAACTATGTTTTAACTATGTAAAAAAGGCATGGTTCCCATTCATAGTAGTTCATTCCAGAATTATTCAAAGATTTGTAAATCTAATAAATAAGGATAATCTTGATTGATCAAATCCATAATCATGTCTGCTTTCAATAATTTATTCTTTTTTAAAATTTCTGCAGTTTCACTAATCAACGCTTTACTTTTCATTAAAATGATTTGTGCATACTTGTATGCATCATTAATGAGTTGAACCACATCATCATCAATTAATTCTTTATATTTATCACTTAAACTAGGATAAATCACACTTTTTCCCATTCCATAATAAACCACCATTTTTTCTGCTAATTTAAGTGCTTCTTCAAAATCATTAATCGCTCCAGTTGTTACCGAAACATCGTAAAATACTTCTTCGGCAATTCGTCCTGCAAGGAGTATCATTAAATGCTCAAAAAGTGCTTCCCTTTTATAAATTTTTGAAACATCAGTTTCGAAAACCGTATATCCTGGGCTTTTTGGGGAAGAAAGATTAATAATGACCTTGGACATTTTCGAATGATGTTTTGAGAGAATACCAATAATCGCATGTCCCATTTCATGAATGGCAATATGATCAATAATGTCTTCGGTAAATTCATGTTCACTTGGCTGCCAACCAGCAAGCATTTTATTCAATACCATATCAAAATCGAGATGATTAAATTCAGTTCGATTTTCTCTCAATGCATTTAACATCGCTTCATTCAATAAGTTTTCGATTTGAGCTCCAGAATATCCTTCGGTGATTTCCACTAAATCTTTCAAGATAATTGTTTCATCACAAGGTTTACCTTGAATATGAATATTAAGAATTGCTTCTCTAGTGACTGCATCTGGAACACCAATATAAATTTTTTTATCAATACGTCCAGGACGCATTAATGCACTGTCTAAAAGATCGATACGATTGGTTGCACCGACAATAAAAATACCTGTATTGTTTTTAAATCCATCCATTTCTACAAGGAGAGCATTCAATGTATTATCGCGTTCATTTGAAGAACTCTCGCCATCTGTGGATCGTTTTCTACCAACGGCATCAATTTCATCAATGAAAATAATACAAGGAATATTTTTTTTAGCTAAACCAAAGAGTTCTTTGATACGTGTGGGTCCTACACCTACATATTTTTCTTGGAAATCGGATCCAGAAACAGAAATAAAACTACACCCGGATTCTCCTGCTAATCCTTTTGCTAAAAGGGTCTTTCCATTTCCTGGTGGACCTTCGAAAATAAGACCTTTGGGAATACGTACATTATATTTGGCATATTTTTGGTAATTCTTTAAAATATCCACACACTGATCTAATTCATTTTTCACATTTTGATATCCACCAATATCGTTGAATTTTAGGTTATAATTTTTAATCACTTCGAAATTCTTTGACTTTAAATCTTCGCTGGAAGAAGAAGAAGAAGGAAAGTTTCCATAAGAAATATATGGATTTTTGAAGAATTTTTTTCTTCTTTCCTCATCCTCTTTATCAAGTTCAGGATAATCTTCAATCGGATCATTGAAAGAAAGAGATGTATTCAATCCATTTTGTTGGTCAGAAATTAGTTGTTGATATAATGGAGATGATTTGTTAATAAATATTTTTATCCTTGGAGAATTGATTGAAGGATTGTTTGGAGAATTGATTGAAGGATTGTTTGAAGGATTAATTGAAGGATTAATTGAAGGATTGCTTTGGTTTTTCATGTAAATATATTTTTGACTTAAACCAAAACCATTCCCATTTTCTTTAAGATGAAAAGGGTCATATAATCCTAAAATACTATCGGTTTGAACTGTAATATTTTTTGAATTCAATCGTTTGATATAGTCTTCATAATAATTTTGAGAGAAAGGATAATTATCTCTTCTAGAAAAAGAGAGGATGGTTGATTGTTTACTCAAAATCTCTGGATTTTTACAGTAAAACTCTTCTTTCCATAATGTATTTTTAAAAAATGCACAACAAGAAAACAATAAAGAGGAATAAAATAATCCTAAAAGATATTTCATTAAATAATACATAATCAAAAGAAGTAAATATTTGATATTTATCGAAAGAAAGATTTTATTTTATGGATTATCAATTATTCATAATAATACATAACCAAAAGTAAATATCATCTTCTTGGAGTTTTAGAGAAGAAAACATAGTTATAAATGTCTAAGAAGATGGTGGAATTTTTTGGTAATCAAAATTTGAAAAATGATCCTGTCTTTCTTTTTTTTGTTTCTCTCTTTTTGCTTTTTCTAAAACAGCGATTGCTTCTGCCAATTCCATTTCACTTACTTCTCCATCGTTATTTGTATCCATTGCTTTATTTAATACACGATAATCATGAGGAACGATACATAAATGACTATCCTCGTTGAATAAATGATCGGATAAAATAGTAAAAATAGCAGTTAATCCTAACGCAGTATAAATATCACGAGTACCCATCCATGACATTGAAAACACTAATAATTGTTTACTTAATGAAAATTTTAAATATTCTTCCGTAGATTTACTAAATTGAATGGTGATAAATTTTGAACCAACGTTTAATAAAATCATGATGATACCTGCGAAAAATTTACTATTATTCAAAAACATGACATGATGATTTAAAAAGTGAAATCCATGCGTAAATGGTTCAAAAATAGATTTGGAAGATGGTGGTGGTATTTTAGGTATTTTCACTTTGGACATTTTTCAAAGAGAATCTTATATTTATAGGATAAAATATTTATCGTAGATATTATAACGAACCGTTATAATAATACCAAACATACTTACACCCTTGAAGATTTAAAACCGCACCTTTCTGTATAAAATGAAAGGAAACTTCAAGGTTTGCCTATTTCAAGGCGTGTAAATTTTGATTTTGGGAATTCTTCTAAAAACCCTGATAAGTTGTTGCTTCTTGATAAATAATTTGGTCTTTCTTTATTATTTATCGCATTATAAGCAATTTTATAAATATTTGTAGCACCATTTACATCTCTATTCCAATAACCGCATCCGTTCTTACAACAAATCAGTCCATGGACGAGAATGTTTCCTGTTTTGTATGGTCTTGGATTTTCCATTACCATATTCTTCGCACAAATACCTATTTCACATTTGGAACATCTACAACTGGTTCTAAATTCATCTACCAAATAAGTTTGAAAACCTGCTTTTCTAAACAAAGTTCTCATTCCTTTACCTTTGGTTGCTTCCTTGTATTTCATTTGTTGTTTTTGTTCGTAATCTCCAAAACAAACTACAACTTCTTTTTCATTACCAAAAATTCGTTTGAAATTGTTTAACATTTTTTGTTCGCTTTTCTTGGTATTTCTATAACTTTGTAAGCGTAATTTTCTGAAAATATATTTTTCGTAAAACTTGAATAACATACCATTTATTTCACTCTTCTTTTGGATATATTCCTTAAATTTTGATATGTTAAGTGTTTTTCTGTTTAATTTTGATAATTCAGTTTCCCATTCTATAATTGTTTTACTCGTTCCTTGACCATGTATTTTTTCCTTTTTCAATTTCAATTGAATTTTTGAATACTTCTTTTTCTTGGTTTCTTTTCTGCGTTGGTCTTGTGAATATCTAAACTTATTTGCTTCTTTATTATCAGCATCTACGCAGTAAATTAAATCACATTTTCCAGGGTCTAAAGATACAATCT